TGCAGGGTGCATGGTTGAGGCAACCATGTATATGAAAGATTGGAATAACCTTCCGGTATGGCAACAGCAATACCAGAGTTCTATAGATTTACTACGCAATCAGGCCAGACGGACCCGGCAAGATGATATGGAAATTGCTGCCTCTCCTGCTGGTGGTCCCGATACAGTTATACAAGGAGGAAGTTAAAATGTCAAGTGCAGGTTCAAAAGCTGTAAAAGCAGGTTTAAAGGAGATAATTGATCTTGTTGACGATTATCTTGCGAGTGGAAAAGAAATAAAAAAAATTCCCACGGGACAAAGGTCTATGACAGAAGCTCAGATGAAAAAGGCAGTAAAGCAAAAAGGAAAGTTAATTCCTAAAAATCCTCGACTAAAGGGTGAGGAAGCAGCGGCTCGACCTTCGTATCTTCAAAGACCGGCTGGAAAAAAAAGGACACAAGCAGGTTCTCAAAGAGGTTTATCAGGAGAACATCGAGGTCTTATGGAAGGACCAAAAGGATTCGTCAAGACAAAGAAAAAGAAAAAGAAAAAATCAGACAGTCGTTGGATGTCAGGTTTGAGTTCCGATGAACTTAGATCAATTTTAGGGCTTACTACCGTCGATCCTGTAACTGAAATAAGAGGACATAGGAAAAAGGGCGGTCAGGTTATAAAAAAGAGACACGGTGGTATGACACGAGTGGGCCTATCTCCTGCTGAGGAAGCACGAGCTGGTACAATGTCTGAGGCCAAACGAGCTAGGTATATGAGAGGAGGTGGTCCTATACATACTACATTCTCTAAACGAGCAGACCCTCGTAAGGGTAGAGCACCAGCAGTAGATTTGTTTCCAGAAGTAGGAAGAAAAAAGGGTAGTAAAGTAGGAAAGAAAGAGCAGGGTTATAAAGATCGTAAAGACGAATCAATTGCTATGCGAGTAAAAAAGAAGCGTACCAAGAAACAGCTTAAGGCCAGTCGGCACGAGTCTTACGGTAAGCCGGGTTCAGGTAAAGGTAAGGGTAAGATCAATCGTGTCTCCAGTAAACAAACCGATGGTAATAAACTTGTAGCTTCTCTTTATGATTAGTCGGTCAAGTGTAAGGCAACAGATTATGAAACCACCGGCCAAACGTAAACGTAAAAGTAGTACGAAAGATTGGATTAAGGGAGCTATTAAACGGCCCGGAGCTTTACGGAGGAAACTAGGAGTGAAGCCCGGAAAGAAAATAACAGCAGCTCAATTAAATAAAGCTTCCCGGAGCAAGAATCCTAGAACACGTAGACAGGCTAACTTAGCCAAGACACTTAAAAAGATGAGCAGGAAAAGGAGATCTTAGATGGAAAAGAAAGTTGTGGAAGTCGCAGAGGTAGCAACTAATTCTCTGGGTCATTGGGCTATAGGAGCCGTTGGTGTACTAATGGTTTGCATATGTGGCTATATGATCTGGAAGAAAATGATGAAGGATAAGTAAAATGAGAGGACCGTATTTACTACTTCAGTATCCTCCTAATCTTAACAAGATACTTGGTAAACCGACTGGTCAGGGCTACGGTGCTGCTCGGAAGGGACCGGATGTACAAGGCCCACCTGAAGATGTGGTTGTTGAGGAAGATTATCAGCAAGGTAAATCCTTTAAAGTGGAGGACTAGCTATGTCTCTTGCTGATCGAATTAAAAAACTTGAGGCAAAGATTAAACGAGATAGTAAGACTATAAATAAGTCTGATCGATCTCGTGCATCTTTACTAAAGCAATGGAAATTAAGAACAGCACGAAATCAATTAAAAAATATGAAAAAGAGATTTGATAAACTTTCTCCTTCTATTCCTCCTTCAGAACAAAGTATATCAGAAAAAAGTCAAAAAGCAGTGGAGTCTGCTCGTTCAAAGGTGAGGAGTATTTCACAACTTAAAGCTAATCAAGAAAAGAAAGGTAAGGTACTCCCCAGTACTTTAAAATCTTTAGCTTCGGCTCAAAAAAGACTTGATAAGGCATTAAGTAGTTATGCAGGAGAGGAAGAATTAATTCCAGAAAGATTTAGATCTGATTTCTTCCATCCAGTAGAGACAGGTCAAAAACGTCAAGCAAAAGTTGTACCAAAAAAAGTAAGAGGCCGTTCTCCCGGAGATCCTTTTCGTGATGATAAAATAGTAAGAGGCCGTTCTCCCGGAGATCCTTTTAGGAAGGATAAACAAGTTGGACCTGTTCCTACTAGGAGAGGTGACGAAAGAATTACTATTAACCCGAAGGATACTCTTTCCGATCTTGCAAAGGATAGAGGTACAACATTAGCTGCTATACGAAGAGCGAATCCGGGTAGATTTCCAACTGCCAAGTCTTTAAATATAATTAAAGCTGGAGAGAAAATAAATATGCCTCCTAATGTTGGGGCAACAACTCCTTACGATACAAAGACTGTTCGGGTAAAACCAAAAGTAGTTCCCACTCCAAAACGTAAACCAACTAGACAAACAAAAACAGAATCTGAAGATAGCACAGATGTTCGAGAGCAGTATCCTACTAAAGGAACACGACGAGAATTAAAACCCCTAGAAGGTGGAGTACGTTATATAGAGACACCTTTCGGAAGAATTAAAATGGATACTTCTGATAAGGCTTTTAACTATGACAATCCAGATAATGTAACACACGGTAAAAGGGGTGGTCAAGTTAAAAAAGGTGTCAAGAAGATCAAGGCTAAGGCTCGCCGCCGTGCTGCGCTCCGGGGACACCGGGCTGAACTAAGAGGTGGTTAGATGGTAGACTCGGTTGGTATATCAGGAAAGAAAGGAAAGCTTAAGGGTCAGCTGGGTCTGGAGCAGGAGAAATTAAAAAAGGCCAAGCTTAGAGGAAATCCTCAAGAGATCCGAAAGATAGAGTTACGAATAAAAAGATTAACAAAATTAGGTAAGAAACCGGAAATAGGTAAGGCTGTAAAAGGGGGGTCGAGTAAGTTTGCCCCGGAAGCAGATACTTCTGCTGAACAGGCTGGTATATTCGATCCTGAAAAAGGTGCGTTTGCAGATATCTGGAAAAAGAAGAAGAAAAAGAAATCGGAGATGCAGAAGGAGATTGAAAAAAGAAGTGGTCAATCTGCTGAAGAAATGTACGGAACAGGTTTATTTGCTGCTGATCCGGGTGGTCCAATGAGTGATGATCTTGGAGATATAGAAGAACCTTACGGTATTTCAGATTGGACAGGATTTAAACACGGTGGTCAGATAAAGAAGGCCAAGAAACGTAAACGAGCAGCCTTACGAGGCTACAGAGCAGAATTAAGAGGAGGTTAGTATGGCTTTCGGAAGTAAAGAATTAGCAAAGCTTTTAAAAAAAGGCGGTAAGGAAGTTATAGAAGCGGTGACTGATACACCAACAGTCAAGAAAGCTACTCCACCCAAGGCTGAAGGGCCGAAGGCTAAAGGATCATCGAAAGCGAAACCGGGAGGGCCGGGTCGTAAAAGAAAGGCAAGAGGTGTTAAACCTGCTACTCCTGCCCAGAAGGCTGGGGCCAAGAAAGCAGGTATGGGTATTAAAGCTTTCCGGGCATTACCACAAGCTGAACAAAAGGAATGGATTAAGAAAGCAGGGAAGTTAGGTAAGCCTAAAGTAGCACCGGGGCCGAAACGTACTCGAAAAGAAGAATCTGAATTAAAAAGGCTTATGGGAGAACAAAAAGAAGAAATGGATGCCGCTCTGCGTCCTCCCAAGAAAACATCTGCCGGTACTCGTAGAATGAAACTTACCCCGGAAGGTCTAAGATTATTTAATGCAGGTGAATTTGATAAAATTATAAATAATCCTAAAAAATATATGACTCACGGTTTCGATGCTCCTCTTCGTCCGAAGGGAACTGAGGTAACTAAAGCACAACTAGCAAAGATGAAAAAGGGATCTCCTGAAGACAAGGCTCAGGCAATTCGAGAAATGCTTAATGATCCGGGTTATGTTGTTGGAACTCCAGTTCAGGTATCTCCACAATTAAGAGGTAAAGCTTCCAAGGGTGACCTCGATGCGATGGAGAAGGAACTTGAAGAGCTTGGAGGATTTGAAATTACAGAAGGATTAAAGGGTGGGGGTCGTCTGAAGTATTACAAGAAGGGTGGTCGAATTAAAAAGAGTTCTAAAAAGCCAAGAGGAGTTGGTAAAGCTCTTCGTGGTTACGGAAGGGCGATGGGCCGTGGCTAGTAAACCATTAACATTACGACAAAGAGAGACTTTAAAGAAACACTCTCGGAAACATACATCGAAACATATGTCGTATATGCGGAATCGTATGAAGCAGGGAGATACATTTAGAGATGCTCATATAAAAGCTACAAGAAGGGTAGGCCGATAATGTCAGAGAAATCTTGTTCTGGATGTAAGTGTGATTGCCATTGTGATAAGGAAAAATGTGATAACTGTTCGTGTGAGAATTGTAAATGCGGAAGTGAGTAATGGCAGTCTCAGGTACATATAATTTTAATCTGGACATAGATGAGGTTATACAAGAAGCAACGGAAATGATCGGGGGAGAGAATACTCTCGGTCACGAACCAGCATCTGCTCGTCGCTCGATTAACCTTATGTTGAAGGATTGGCAAAATAGAGGTATTCTTCTCTGGAGTACTTCTGTTTCCAGTGTAACTGTGGCTGCAAGTGTTACAGCTTATAGTCTTCACGC